CGCGAGGTGGACGCACGCGGTGTCCACACTTACCAGCAAGTCCATGCACGCGAGCATCTGCGCGGTGTCCGTCCAGTTCCGCACCTCTAACGCGAGGTCGGTGATGCCTTTCAGTTCGGAAACCTCGGGCTGCGCTGGCCCGCATTGCAGCGAGAAAAAGTCGCACTCGGGGTGCGCGTCAATGAGCGGCTGATACAGCCTCGCCGGGATGCTGCGCGCCTTGTCCTTGCCGTGCATCGGCGAGCCTGCCCACACAAGCGCCACGCGCTTCCTGAGCACATTGCCGACGTGAAGTGACCACGGCGCCCACGATGGCATGGTGCGAATGCAGCACCCTTGCGGGATGTCGGCTTCGGATTTCATGCCGGTGCAATGCGGGAGATCCATCACCGGGGAAACGTAATCGAATCCATCGGTCGGGTTGAACACCACGCGATCCACTCCATACACGCCGGAAAGAAGCGCGTGCATGGCGGGGTCGCAGTGATACCAAACTGAGCACGAAGTCCAGCGGCGCTTCAACTCCTGCGCGTATCGGGCGAACATGATTTGATCTCCCCATCCTTGCTCTGCGACGATGAGCAGCGTCTTTCCGTCAAGCGGCTCGCCTTCCCACGGCGGTGCTTCGCTGGCAAACGGTTTCGATTTGAAGCTCGGTGCCTTGTAGCGCCAGCGATACTCGCGCCATCCGCGCTCCCATTCGCCAAAGAGCAGCGCAATCATGCCCGCGCAAAAGTGCGCCTCGGGTGATTCGGGGTCTTGGTCGAGCACGGCGTCGTATTCTCCACGCGCGCCCGCGAAGTCGCCCATGAATCGCTTCGCGTCGCCAAGATTCACGCGCGCCGCCTTGTGCGCGGGAAACATTTTCAGCGCGAAGGCGTAGGCGGTCGCGGCCTTTTCCGTCTTGCCGCACCGCTCCATCATCAGGCCCATGTTGTTCATCGCATCCGCCTTCCGCTCGATCTCCGCGTGCGGGCTTTGGACTACGCGCTCAAAAAACTGCGCGGCCTCGAATCGAAGTGCAGGCGAATCAGCACGACGCATGATACACACGCCGACGTTGAAGCACACGTCTGGATCTTCTGGGCAGCTTTCGAGATACGTGCGCCAGATAGCTTCGGCTTCATCGTGCTTGCCTTCCTCGCCTAGCTTTCCCGCGCGAATGAGTTCGGCACGATACGGGTCGCGCGACTGCGTGATCGTGCGCGGTGCTGGCGGTGCTGCCTTCTTGCGCTTGCTCATTTCGCTTCCTTCTTCGGCCTGCCGCCGAGTTTGCCGTTGCGTCGTGACGCCTTCGCCTTTTTCGCGCTTTTGATGCTGCCGAGCGCGACGGCGGCTGGGTGCTTTTTCTTTTTCATGCGCCATTCCTAACGCTTGGTTTTCAGAATGGCAAGCACAAAAAAACAAGGGCCGCGCAGATTTCTCTGCGCGGCCCGAGATGAATACCAACCAGTGACTAGATGACGCGCTTGAGGCCGACACCGACAAGTGCGCTGCGGAACGTCGCCGTGGTCGAGGACGTGAGTAGCTTGCCTTGGATGTAGCGGCGACAGTTGCGCGAGTCGAGCGCGACGCTCACCATGCCGCTGTCGGCAGTGATGGCGGCGAATGTCGGCAGGCCAGCGGTCGCGGCGAACGTGGTGTTGTCCGCGCTGTCGAGGATGGATACTTGCAGCGAGTTCGCGCCGTCTGCGGCTGCGCCCGCGTGCGTGAAGATGAGCTTCACGTTGTTGATGTAGTCCTGCAAGTCAACGCCAGTATAAGTCTGCGTGCCTGCGGCGACGAGAAGATTGACGGCGGGGACGAGCGAGAACGCTGTAAGTGAACCGTTGATGTCGGATTGTGTGGCCATGTTGTTTGGGTCTGTTGGAGTGGGTTGATTGCGGCTAGGACTACGTGGTGGAGATGCTGAACGATTTGGCGTGCCGGATGGCAACGTCCGTGAGTTGCTGCATCACGATGCGGACTTGGCCCTGCATGGAGAGCGAATAGGGGTCAACGATCACTTCGTTGCTTGCCCAGTCGCCAATGATGAGGTCGCTCCAGTTTCCGAAAATAACACTCGGAAGCGTGGTCAGTTGGTTCGTGGCGCGGGCGGTGTAGCCGTTCACCATGTCACCTTTCCAGACCGGGTTGCTGTTGGTGCTGTTGATTTCCGCGATGAGCTTGGCGTTGGCCTTGGCCTGAACGCTGGTCAGGTAGCCGAGGCTTCCCATGTCCGCGTTGTTGAGCGCGACGTTCGTCTCGAACTGAACCGCGTTCGCGTAGGTCATGCTGTTCGCGCCCGCCAGCGTGACGCTGGTGGATTTGTTCGCGGTGCCGTAGATGCCGAGCGGCTCGCCGGAAACGCCGGAGCCTTTGAGGGCCGCGCGGTCTTTCTCGATGGCGAGCACGGTCATCAGGTCATTGCGAACGAAGTTCTCCACGTTCTGCGAGGACTGCGCGAGCAGCTGATACGTGAATGCGGTCGCACCGGCGAGGCGGTGCGGCGTGAGCGAGACCTGTCCGACCGTCTGCGCGCTGGCGGTGATGGTCGCATCTTCGGACAGCCACGAAGCGGTTGCGCCGCCAGTCTGAGACGGGATGGCGAGGTTGCCTTGCAGCCCGGTCAGCACGCGAGCGCCGAGGGCGACGACGTGCATTTTGTTCCGGTAAAGCTCGATGAGCGACTGGCCCTGCGCGGAGGTGTTTACGAAAGCCCCGGCTGCGCTGAACACGTTGGTCGTCAACGCGCGAGACTGCATCACGTCGTGCGGGATGAAAAAGCCCTGCGTCGAGCGGCCTGCGATCTTCGCGGCGGCTTCGCTGGCGTCTTTTTCAAGGCCGCTCCAGCTTTGGCCCTTCATCGCACCAATCGCGCCGTTCATTGCGCGAACGAGCGAATAGCCGGAAAGGTCGCGCTTGCTCATGCCGACTTCGGGCGAAGTCTCGATGGGCTTGAGTTCGGGAAGCTCGGTGCGGATGACTTCATTGCGGAAGTCGTCAGCGGTCTTGCCGTCCGCAATCATGCGTTCGGCGAGCTTGCCAGCATCCACGCGACGGCCTGCAATGCCTTTCTGCGTGAAGTGGGTGTTGAGTTCCTGAATATCAGCTACGCGCTTGCGTTCCGTCGCAACCGCCGATTGGCGCTCCGCGACGATGTTGATGCTCGGGGTTTCGGGTGCGTTGGGTGCGGCGGGTTCGCTCATGGTGTTTTTGGGTTCGGTTGTGGTTGTAGCGGGTTTATTGTTGCTGTCAATAGAAAAACTAATGCTGCGGAAAACTGTGGTAGTTTCCTCTCGTCCAATTCCAACGGATACGTCTGCCGGAATCGTGACAAGGGAAACCTCATGCGGTTGCCAGCGAAAGCGCACTTCGGGGATACCGTTGCGCATTCCGATTTCTTCGCCGTCGTCCTCGATGCCATAGCCAACGCTCGAATCGCATAGAATGCCTTCTTCGATTTTCGTTGCGTAGGATTTCACGTCATCGGCGCGCGAGATTTTGGAATCCACATATCCGCGCCCGTTCTCAACTCCAATAAACGTGTTACGCCCGATCAGAATTTCGGGGTTGTGATTGAATAGCAGGCTCGTCCCGGCGCGAAGCCGTTCCTTGTTCATACCGCGCTCGGAGTGGTCGAGGATTTCGTAATACTGCTCTCCGCTGCGAGTGCGTCGAAGGACTGGCGCATCGCTTGAAAAACTGAGGCGCACAACTCCGCTTTCCTTGTCGAATGCGGCGGTGCCGCTGCGGAAAAGCGTTTCGGGGATTTCGATTGTTTTTTTCATCGTGTGAATAGGTGTTGAGGGTCGCGGTTTTCGATTTCAAATGGAAGCGGCTTGCGCGGCTTCTTTTTCTTTTTGGCTGGGCCGGGTTTCTTCATTTGAGTTTCACGCGCTTGCTTTTTGTCATGCGCGATTTCTTCGCCGCCGGTTTGGGCTTTTCATCTTCCGGCTCTGTTTCAACTTCCGCTTCGTCGTCCTCCTCGGCCTCGGTGGGCGCCTGCGGCGGCGGCGTTTCAACCGTCTTGATGGTGCCAATGCCGACCTTTTCCTTCATCATGTTGGCCTCTGCCTGATCGAAAAGCATCGTCTCAAAGTCCACGCCGTATTGGTCGCATTCGTGCTGGTCGCTGCTGAAATGATTCGCGATGCGCAGTGCGGCTGCTGTGACTTCCTTCACCTCGTCAACCTGCGGCGTGCGCGGGCCTTGGAAGTGCGGGGCGTTGAACTTTTCAAACTTGGCAGCGGGAAGCGGGATCTCGCCAGTGAGCAGCGACATTTCCAGCCATGCCTCGAAGATTGGCACCTCGGCAACGTCAATGTCGAACCGCTGGATCATGTAGGTCATCGCATCCGTCGCAAGCCGTTGAAGTCGGCCCGCTGAGAAGTTGATGCTCTCGTAATCGTTCGCAAGTTCGCTGTAAGCAGCGCCGGGCATTCCAGCCGCTTGGTGCCGAAGTTGCGCCTTGCGGAATGCCTCGAAATTCCCGTTGGGATGTTTCGGGTCGCTCTCTGTGTATTCCACTCCCCACGGCAGGCCGACGATGCTGCCGGGTGTGAGTTCCTGTCGCGGGACGCCAGTGCGCGGGTCAACGTTTGTCGGCACTCCGCCTTCGGGGACGACGGTGCTGGAAAGCCAGCCCACCTTGCACGCCTGCGAGCGCGCTGCGACAACCTCGGCGATGGCGTATTGGTCAAGCTGGCGGGCGGTCGGGATGGCGCTTGCCACCCACGGCGCGGGCCGTGTGGCATCGGCGTCCACAGGGCGCGCGTAGTGGATGATGTCGCGAGCGTCAATTCGGTCGTGTAGCGGGCCGACGCTGCCGAATGCTTTCTGCACACTGAATTGCCAGTCCATTGGCTGGCGTTTGATGAAGTAATACGCGACGGGCTTGCCGGTGCCGAACTCGGTGAACTCGTATTCAATGCCCATGCGGACTTCGTTTCCGTTTTCGAGCTTGGCGTTGGCGAATCTGTCCACCCATTCCGCGTTGATGAGTTGCAGCGAGAAGCCGAATTTGTTCACGCGCGGCGAACGAATCATGCGGATGAAAAAGTCACCGTCACGAATGGCGCTCCAAAGACGAAGCTGGCGGATCTGCGCGTAGGTGCGGGTGCCGCGCACGTCGCAATACTGCGCGCGCTGCCACTCCTTCCACTTCCGCTCAATAAGCTGGCAGGCAAACACGTCCTGCTCGCCGACTTTGATTTGCGCGACGCGGTTGCCGTTGTTTCCAAAGCCTCGGTAAAGCGGTTCGTGCGTGTATTCGCGCCCGTCCTTTTTCGCTGCCCATTCCATCACGCGGCGGCGGCGCTCATCGTGCGCGAGGATGGCAGACTTTTCCTGCGGGGTGTGAATGACGCGATCCTCCTGCTCCTTCACCTTCATGCGCAGCATCGTGCCAGCCTCGCCGAATACGCTGCCCCAGATGAGTTCGCGATAGCGGATGAACGTCGGGTTCGTTCGCGCGAGGTCGCGCGTGCGGGCTGTCAGCGCGTAGGCGGACTGCCACAAGTCGGCGTCCTCGCTTTGCGTGTTCAGCGCCCAGTCTTTGTTGTAGCTCACGCCGACGCCCGCGATGTCCTTGTAGGAGCGGGAGAGCTTTTCTTTGAGCCAGCGGAAAGGGTTTCTCATGGGGTTAATCGGCGGCGATGAAGTCGAGTGCGACGCGCCCTCCGCTCACTTCGCCGCGCAATGCGGCCTGCGTCTGCTGCTCACGAATCACGGCGGCTTGGAAATACACAAGCTGCTTTTGGTAGTCCGCGATGGCGTAGCGAGTGAAGCTCTGTCCGTTGAAGTTCACGGTCTGCTTGTCGGTCGCTGCGAACGAAGCCATCACCGTTTTAAGCAGCGCAACCTGCGCCTCGGCAAACGTCGCCGTGCGCGCGACGGCCAAGTTGGGCAGAATGGAAATCTTGCCAGTCTCCGCCGTGGTGCGCTGGCTGCTGGACGTGACGTAAACCGCAAAGGTGTAGTCGCCCGGCGCGAGTGCCGCCGTGACTGCGCTGGTGAGCGTAACGAGGAAGTCGCTGCCGCTGGTGGTCGCTGCCGTGCTGCTCGGGGTGCCGGTGCTCAACACGATGACGAATGCCGCCGTCCATGTGCCAACCGGATAGTCGGGGTAGTTCACCGTGAAGTGATACTCGTTGCCGCTCTCAATCGTGAGCGGCACGCCCTGCGTTGTCGTGACTGCGGCCATTGTTGGCGCTGCGTATAGCCGCACCGCGCCGGGGTTGCAAGCGCAAAACTGAGGGCGGCACCGTTGCCAGTGCCGCCCTTGTGTTTGCCTTGCCTCGCCGTGCCTCGCCGCGCCGTGCCCGGCCGCGCCGTGCCCGGCCCGCGCCTCGCCGAGACCTGCCTAAATCAAATCCACGTCACCTTGTATCGCCCGAAGATAGGTCGGAACGTGCCGAGTCCGAGGATACCGCCCTGCGTAATCATCTTTTGCAGCGTCGCGGAGTTCAGCAGTTCATTCGGCTGCAACTCGAAACAGAAGGTGACGCTCCAGCCGTTCGGAATCATCGGGCGCGATTTGGGGTTTGGGATGCCCTTTGGAAGCCGCGCAACGTGCGACATGATTTGGATGCGCGGGTCGGCGCTATTGTATGGCTTGCCGTCCGCATCCATGATGGGAGCGAACATCGCGTCGCCGCCTTCCGTCGCCTCGATATTGCAGAACGATTTAATGCCCTGCGCCACGTCGCGGCCCTGCTTGCCGTAGAAACGCTTCGCAACCGATGGCGTGTTTTCCGCTGACAGGAGGCTGAACACGTTGAGCACGGGGATTCCACACGTCCCATGCGCGTCGCAATACATCTTGTCCAAGTCCTCCAGCTTGGTCTTGTTGTCCCCGCCGTAGCGGTCGAACATGATGGGCCGGATGCCCGTAAGCTTCGCTGTGATGATACTGTCTGAGTTGTCCATTGTTGTTTTCTGTGATGACCTTGGTTGTTTCGTCGAGGGTCAGGTCGAACCATTCGCCGTTCCCGCTTGGTTTCACGAGTCTGCGATGTGCCAGTTGTAGGTGTATCGCTTTTTCGAGTTGATCGGGAAATTCTGAGAATATCGTGCCGACGATATTCAGCGCGTGCGGGCTCCACACATGCGCGGCCCACAGGCGGCGCTTTAAATCGGGCGTCGTGTAGCCGATCTTGCAATGCCTGCCGTCGTGGAAAAAATAGACGTGTCCGCTCATAAAGTTGTCACGCTGTTACCGCCCGCGTGTCTCGTGTTTGCCCTGCCCAGCCGCGCCTTGCCGCGCCTTGCCGCGCCGTGCCTCGCCGTGCCGTGCCGCGCCGTGCCGCGCCG